TAGAGCAATAAGACGCATATTTAAGGGCTTGCCATACTACATCTCTCCCACTATCATCTAGTTTATTTTCAATAATAACAAGATTACCATTTTCATCTAAGGCTAATAAATCTAGTCTTTCTTTCGTGTCATCAAAACCAGCGAATTCCTTCTGAATTATTAATAGTCTCTCTCCTAGGATATCTGTATTTTTGCTTATCCACTCTTGAAGGTGTTTTCTTTCCTTAAATTCTAGTTCTTGAAACGTTTTTTTACTTATAGATATGGCTTCATTTTTTTCTTTATCTATTAAGAACATTAGACCCCTCCTATATTTCTATAATAAAATTTTTTATTATCTTCCAGCAACTGGACTGAAAATCAAGCAATAACCATTCCCTTGAGTAAATAATATATAGATCTTATTTTACACTTTCATATACTTCTGTTGATTTGATGCAGTCTTTTCTATAGCCTTTATACCTTTACCATTTAATTTATTTACTTGATTAAGAAATAAAGTCCCTAATAGCAACCTGTCTTTCCTTGGTATTCGATTCCAAACATACCCTTTAAATAGTTCTTTAACTAAAAACACTTCACCTTCAATTAAATTCTCTGTTTCCTTAATTGCTTCATCTAATAACTTATTTACATCACTCAAGTTGTTCTCTCCTTGTCAATCACTTTGTTAACAACATTGTTGATAATATTATATAATTAAAATACATTTTTTACAATATGAAAAGCCGCCAATCTAGAGAATTCCACTCATAGATTGACGGCATTTAAATATGTTTTTATTCTATATCTATTCCTGCACCTGATTTAAACTCTACTCTAAGCTTATTATCATAAACCGTTACTTTATCAATCAGCATTCTTACCAGCCTTTCATCATATTCTTCTAGTAGGCCATCTTGCTCATTTAAGAACTTCTCCATTTCCTCCAGTTTTTGCTTAGATCCTTTTCTTTCAGCTTGATCTATCAGAACCCTATGCCTATCTTCTCTCAGCTTATAAATCTCATCAGCTATGTCATTATAATTTTCTTTTGAGTTGGCTCGCTTTAGTAGCTCATTCTGTAGCTCTTCCATCCTTTTATCTATTTCTACTACTTCTTCATTACTATTTTTAGTTATAACTGTTTCTATATTTTTCTTTAGTAGAGGTAAAAATTCATCTTTTTGAGCAAGTAATTTATTAACTGCTTCAACTATTGTAGAGCATAGCATCTCCTCTGGCACAGTCCTAGCTTTACAGGTTAGTCCTGTACTTTCAAGCCTACTAACACATCGCCATACAATTGATTTTTTCCCTCGATTATTCCAGTGGACTCTCCTAAATATTTCTCCGCACTGGCCACAAAACACAATCTGAGCAAAAGCATGGTTGGAACTAAAGTTTCTTCTTTTTCCGCTTGCACCTATATGTCCTCTACTTCGGCGGGCTAGCTCCTCTTGGACTTGCATGAAAATCTCACGTGGTATTATAGCCTCGTGATTATTCTCCACATAATACTGAGGAACAATCCCGTTATTCTTAACCCTCTTTTTTGTAAGAAAATCTACTGTGTAGGTTTTTTGCAAAAGTGCATCTCCCATATATTTTTCATTACTTAATATTTTTCTAATGGAGCTGGTATGCCACCTCTTTCCACCAGCTCCTGTAAGAACTCCATCAGCTTCTAAACCTTTTTTAATCTTGTCCATAGAAGAGCCTTCAAGATATTCCCTATAAATTCTTTTAATGATTTCTGCCTCTTCAGGAACTATGACTAGCTTCTTGTTTTCGTCTTTGGTATATCCTAAAAATCTAGAGCAGTTAACCATAACTTGACCTTGCTGGTATCTGTACTGATATCCAAGCTTAACATTCTGACTTAAGGATTGACTTTCCTGTTGTGCCAAGGAAGCCATAATGGTTATCATGATTTCTCCCTTGGCATCCAGTGTATTGATATTCTCCTTTTCAAAATAAACAGCTACATTTTTCTCCTTAAGCTTTCTAATATAGTGGAGACAATCTAATGTGTTTCTTGCAAATCTACTTATTGACTTTGTAATTATCATGTCGATCTTGCCTGCCATACACTCATCAACCATTTTATTAAATTCATCTCGTTTTTTAGTGTTAGTCCCACTTATACCATCATCAGCAAAAATACCTGCAAATGTCCATTCATTATTCTTTTTAATAAAATCTGTATAGTGTTCTATCTGTACATCATAGCTACTGGCTTGCTCTTCACTCTCTGTTGAAACTCGGCAATATGCAGCTACTCGTAATTTTGGTATTTCATCTTTATTATCACTATTTCCAGCACGCCTTATGGCAGGAATAATAACAACATTTTTATTAACTGCCATCTTGCACCTCCTTCTCTCTAATTAAACTGTATACATATTCAGCTTGAGTAAATGGATCAGGATACTCCTTTTTTATTTCACCTATAGTAAATTCAGTTATAGCTGAAACTTTTTTCTCTTCTTTAGGTTCAAAAATTCTACCTAGTTTTTTCGCTCTTTTATTTCTTTCTATTTCTGCCTTATCGAAAACTGATTTATCTATAATAGAAGGATAATAATCGTCTCCTAAATAGCGTTTGTTTCTAAGCATTCTTCCAACAGTTCCATGGTAAGAATTTATTCCAGCTTCCTTCGCTGCCTTTGTTAAGGAAAGTCCTGATAAGTAATTTTCAAATAACCTTCTAACCTTTTCGGCTTCTACCTCAAATATATGGGCAGAGCCATCAATTATTTTATAGCCATATGGTACATGCCCCACTTCACTCACATCCTTTCCCTAAGGGTAATCCCACTCTTTAAAACAAAGCCAATCTCCTGCCTTGAAAAAACTATTATTTCTTCTACATGATTATCAAAGGCTTCATCATCAAATTCTTTTAATGACCCTGCCTTGTTTACATACTTAATTAAATTATTTACTTCCTGCCCTTTTGATAATTCGCTGTTCAAGTCATCAATTAATGCATCTCTTTGCTCTGTAAGCATTTCTTTTTTCATCAGAAGTTCATTCTTTTCTCTATTATAAAGTGCTGGCTCTAAGTATCCTTTTGCCATAAGCTTTACCAGCAATTCTTTCTGACTGGTATTGTCATCTATCTCTTTTTCTAAAGCTTCAATTTTAGAAATATTATCTGACTTACTCATGAGTCGAAGACCTTCTAAGAGAGGTTTTAATATAAAATCCTTTCCAAAGATAAGTTTGTTTATCATGGTTACAAAAGCCATCTTTATATCTTCATCTCGGATAAACTTCATTGAACATTCTGATATATCTTCTAAATGCTTTGTGCAACACCAAGCTACATATTTCCTTTTTCCAGAAGAATGAATTCTCCTCTTAAATGTGCTGCCACACTCCGAACAGATAATTTTGCTAGTAAAGGGATATCTATTTTGATATTTACTGTTTCTTTGTTCTATGCCTTTTTCTTTGGCTCTTTGTTCTATAACCCTTGCTACAGTTTCAAATTCCTTGTGGCTAATTATTGGCTCATGGTGATTTTGAATAAAGTATTTATTCTTTTCTCCATTGTTTATATGCCTATTAAATTTGCTATCTGTATACGTTTTTTGTAAGATAACATCGCCAGTATATTTTTCATTTTTAAGAATTCCTCTAATTGTAGTGGCTGTCCAACCAGCTCTTCTTTTAGAAGGAATTCTTTTATTATTTAAATCATCTGCTATTTTTTGAGTTCCTTTTCCAGCTAAAGCTTCACTAAAAATATATTTAACTATCTTAGCTTGTTCATGATTTATAACCATTTTCCCATCTATGTTCTCGTACCCATATGGTGGATATGAAATCTTAAAAGTGCCATTTTGAAACCTTTTTTGAATAGCCCACTTATTGTTTTCTGAAATTGAGATTGACTCACTTTCTGCTAGACTACTTAAAACTGATAACATTAATTCACTTTCCATGGATTTAGTATTTATATTTTCTTTTTCAAAGTAGATAAACACTCCAAGCTCTATCAACCTTCTTACCATTTCTAAGCAGTCAGTAGTATTTCTAGCAAATCTACTAATTGATTTTGTAACGATTAAGTCTATCTTTTTATTTTCACAATCAGACATCATCCTTTGAAGACCTTGTCTGTTCTCTTTCTTTGTGCCACTAATGCCTTCATCATAGTAAATACCTACATACTCCCATTCTGAGTTTGCTTTTATATAATTTTCATAGTGACTCTTTTGAGCCTGCAGGCTTTCAAGTTGTTCATCACTATCTGTAGAAACTCTGCAATAAGCTGCTACTCGCATTTTTGGCACACTAAAAGGATCAGGTCTGCTTGCTTCTATTTTTGTTATCTTTCTCATTGTCTCACCCCCTTTTTTGTAGGTCACATATTACCGTTAAAACACTTATATATCAACTTCTTTAGGGCATTATCTTCGCTAAAAATGGTGAGAAAGTTTTACGATTTAGCTCTGTGATTCTGTCAAATTCGACCTCATTAATTAGCCCCTTTTCAAGCATCTTTTTTAAGATGTTTTCAGCCTGGATATAATTAAATTCACGCTGTATTTGTTCTTCAGACATTTTTCTTTTTAGATCGTTACTCTCAAAAGTCTCCTCTGTTATCTGTTGTACATTTTTGTTCTCCGTTTGTTTCATATAGCATTACCTCCTACTTAATAGCCACAGGAAGAGCTATAAGTTGAGGTTTTATAAAATATATTTAAAAATGTGCATAAAAAAAGTGCCTGCAGGAATAATTCCCACAGGCTATATCTAACTTCTCAATCATATTTTATAAAGGCATCAGTAAAGCCAGCTTTTTTAGCTTTTGCCAGTTGCTTGTCTGCATTAGATTTAACAGCAAATGCTCCTACTTGAACTCTATATAGTTTAGTAGGGGAGGATGATGGGGGAGATGCAGGTGTCTTTTTTGAATCATTTTTGCAACATAGTGTTGCCTTAACATCTGCCCTAAAAGTATCCATACTTTTACCGTGCTTTGGAAACCAATTTCTAGGGTCGCTGTGGTTACTGGCTATTCCTTTTTGATGTCCTTCATAGTGTCCAATGATATCTTTTTCAGTAAGATTATAGAGCTTGCAAAGGTGCACACATAGTTCGACAGCTTCTTTATAAACCTTATTAAAATAGGTAGCATCAGTATGATTATCTTCACAGATTTCAAAACCTATATGCGTATTGTTAGCATCACCACCTGCATGCCATCCTCTATGATCCCAAGGCAGGGTTTGATAAGTGGCGATAGACCCATCCTTAAGCTTGCCAATAAAGGCATGAACGCAGACTTGCCTGCCATCTGGTCTATCTTGATTCCAGTGATTATTATATTGATTCTTACCAAGGAGTCCATCATCTGGACCCACATACCTTCTAAGATTAGGATTGTTTGCACCAGTTGAATGAACCATAATTCCTTTAGGCTTAATCTTTCTTCCAGCTTTATAACAAGCATTATTAGTAAAAATAAGTTTTCTTAAATTCATTAATTGTTTCCCCCTTTATTGTGTAGCTGAGCTAAGACATCCTTTAATTTCTCTGGTATTGGAAGTCCAAGTCTTGACGAATTTTCAAGCATGGAAACTCCCTCATTAGAGCAGTAGAAAAAGATAATAGCAGTCCTAAGCACATTTCCGTCCCCGATAAGGTTTGTATCGATGATATGGCCAATCCCAACTAAAACAAAGATGAGCACCTTCTTAAATATCCCTCTAAATCCAACTTCGCTGGATAGAGTTTTATCTACAATGGCACACATAACCCCAGTGATATAATCAGCCACCATCAAAGCAACTAAAGCATATAAAAACCCATCAAAACCTCCGAGAAACCAGCCTAAAAAGCCACCGAGGGCTGTGAGAGCAACTTGTACCCAGTTCCAAATTTCCTTCATACATACGACCTCCTAAAAATAATTTTGCATATAAAAAAGGAGCATCTGCAGAACCTGCAAATACTCCTAAATATATATTTATTGTTATATTTGTTTAGGGAGAGCCTCCCAAATCCTTATATCTTCTTGACCTAAAGACCAGATAGCAATTCCTCTAAGATTCCACCTATAAGCCGCTTCGTTTGACCAGTGAACAAGACTATCTACATCTTGATAATAGAGAATAGAAAAGCCATCAGCATCACCAAGGAAAAGTCTTGATAACCAAATATTGATATCCTTTGGAATAATCTTAGCCGTATAATCATTTCCACAGCTAAGAGGTAAAAGATCTGAATGGAAGAAGTCGTAGTCCATAGAAATATCTTCACTTCTCGTGGCAGATTCTTCTACATCGTTATTAACAGTAAAAACTTGAAACTCATTATCCCAAGTTACACCAGTTCTATTAAGTCTTCCATACTCAGTTTTGCTCCCATCTGGAAATACCACATCAAATCTTTCATATGGCTCATAAGTCCATGAATCGCCCATTCTTAATAGTTCAGAAAGAATTCGACCGTCAGAGCGAATACCAGCATAACCTCCTGTAAAACCACTAAGATTTGCTGTGAAACGAAGGATATTACTTGCTCCTGAATAAACTCTAACTCTATTAGCTCGTATTCTCATTTCGATGGTATACATCCTTGGGTTAGAGCGAAGTTCTGATGTTGGCGTTTTTGCTATTTCCGTATTATAACTAGCGATTAGGGATGATCCTTTATATAGCTCGATTCGCTGAGTATCATAATTTAAGCAGCAGAAAACATCACCACAAAATACCCCTGCCCTGCCACTAGATTCTTCAGTAAAAGCTATTCTAGCTCTTAGGTGGATATCAGAGAAGTTAGTGTAATTCCATGCAAGTTGTCCATAACCGTCAAGCTGAGAATATGGCCTGTTTGAAGTATCATTAGGGTTTTTCCATACATTCCACTCACCACTTAATGTTTTCCAATAGCTAGGAAGGAGTGGATTAGGATCTCTAAAATCTTCATACCAAACAAGTGCTGAATCTGGTTTTCTTCGAAGAACTTCTGTTGTTAATCTAAACCCTCTATCTGGCTCAGCCATTACACCATTAACGTCCTTAAACTTTCTAGGTGATAAGGTAAACTCAGCCTCACCAGCGAAGGGCTGTTCTTTAAAATTAGAGCAGACACGAAATCCATAAAATAGTACCCCAGGAACTCCAGTAGTTATGCTCACAGTATGCGTACCAGCTGAAAGAAAGACACTAGATGATAAAGAGAGCCAACAGGTAGAACGCCAATATGGCCACCACAATCTATTTTCAGTAAAGTTTTTACTTAACCCATCAAGGGATATATTGATGCTATTCTTATCCCAAAAGGGAAATAAGATGCGAACAGCCACATCATATGTTCCAGAGCTAGTGATATTAAATTCATATTCAGCCTCACCATCTTCACCAAGGGTTGCTGAGCTAGAAGATAGAATGACTCCTTCTGAATAGGTATCAGGGGTTGCCCCATCACGGTCAATATAGACCGTACCAAATTCTACTTCTTGCTCTTTACTATAAGCAGTTAAATATCTACGGCGGTTATAAGATTCACCAAGGAGGGGATATGTTCTACTTGTTGCATCTGGGCCTTCCATATAATCGTATACATGGGGTAAAGCCCATGGCACTTTATCATAATCATCCCAATAAGCAATAATTGGAATCATGGGCTGAGGCGGACCATCGTCTGTAAAATTATATCCTCCAGTCATCCAAAGCTGTGCCGCATAATAGGTATTAGAAACTCCACGATAAACATTACCTAAATTTGCAGGTGAATCATGAATTCGCCAGTTCCAACCATATGCAGGAAGTCCTAAAAATATCTTTTCTGGTGTCATAACCCTAGATGCATAATTATATATGCCTTCTAGCCAATCCCTAGGGGATACAGGGCCAGGAGCAGAACCAGCCCATGCCATACCATAACTCATGATGGCTGCAGTATCACAATATGGATCTAAGTCCTCATAAACACACCAGTTCTCTCCACCAACAGAACCCCCTACACTTGTCATTCCTGGTAAGCAAATATTAACTAGTTTTGATGGATTATAGGCTTTTACAGTATGATAAATATCACGAAATAAAATATTGGCAGCATCCTTGTTTTCATATCCACCGCCACGTTCTAAATCAATATCAACTCCGTCACACCAAGGATATTTATTCATAATACGGATAATCTCAGTTAAAAACTTGTCTTTTGCTCCATTAGTGTTATTTCTTAGGGCTGTAAAAATTGATGCTGTACCGTGATTCATAATAGTTAAGAGCCATTTAATATGTGGCCATCTATTAATATAAGGTAGCATACTTGAAATACTTGTTCCTGTTTCAGTTATTGTTCCTGTAATATCTACTTCAAAAGTGAAAATGCCTACTGTATCTAAACGGTCACCATAATCTCTTAGTGCCTCATACATACGAGCATTGCCCATGAAAGACCATACCATGCACTTTTTACCTTGAAGATAATTCATAGGCGTTCACTTCCTTCTTGCATTTCTTGAAACTCAAATAAAACCCTTGCAGATTTACCATCCTCAAGCGTTACTATATGCTTACTATCACCTGCTGCTGTATATTGAAAAAAGCCCTCTTTCTCAGTAGGGCTACCATTTTTAAGGCACTCTCGTGTTGATGCTTTTATTGAAATCTCATCATCTTTATTCACAGAGGATTTAAGATTTAATCTGTGAGCACCAGCACTTTGAGATAATTCAATACTACTACCAGCCATGTTTTGAATAGGGTATATATGACAATCAAGACCTGCTGATGTACTGCCTAAATTAAAAAGGACAAGTGTTTCTTTACTTCTCACAATACCGTTATAAAATCTAACAGGAACAATGGTGCCATCCACACGATATTTTTTAAGCATTGTTTCTGTATTAGGAGTATAGCCTGTTAATTTATCACCTTCTTGGACTTGAATATCTGTAAAGTATACCTTTCCTGTGCAATCATTAATAAAGGGTTTTACAGCTATACTAAATATCTTTTTATTTTCTTTTAAATTAATAGTCTCAGAAAACCTTGTAAAAATAGCTGCCATTTTTTCACCTACCCATCAAGTGTCCATTTGATTTCTGAAACATGACCAGCCCAACCAGTAGCAATGGAGCCGCCTTGTAAAAACAAATCTGTAAAATAAACAGCCCCAGTACAATCAGAAACAAATAATCGGATAGTCAGAGATTTAATTCTTTTACTAGATGAAATATTATGGGCTGTTTGATTAAAAAACACCATTACAATGCTCCTTCCTAAAATAGTTCAATAAGTCTAGTTTCAGTTGTTCCATCTTCATATTCAATAAGGACTTCAATTCCTACTTGACCATTCGTACCTTTTTGAAGATTCTCTGATGCTATTTGAGCAGATATTGTATAACTTCTTCTATTTGCAGGATAAACAGTCTGAGATAAACTCTTTGTCATACCTAGAACTCCCTCAGCCATAAATGAAGCATCTCCCGACACTCCATTATTAGGATCAACAGTAAACCCAGAATTAAGCCAGTAGGTCATACCATCATCAGCTCTTGAGTTTCTTAGGTGGTTAAATGGAACTAAATCTTTCACTTCTTGTCTATCAAGAACATCAGTGGAAGAAAGTATGTCTGCCGCTTTATCCCATTGGGCTGAGGAATCACCTAGTTCTCTTAATTTAGTTGATAATTCCAGCACCGTCTTCCACGGTTCTTGTAAATTATATTGCCTGCGAATAACTCTTGTTTTTACTAATAGATTCAATTCTTTATCATGAACAGTTACAATATCTCCTAGTTTCCAAGTTTCATGTTCATATCCTGTTAGAACGGATAAGTCCATAGCTGATAGGACATAGGAAATTCTAGGCTTAGCATACTGACCTAGACGCATATTGGCAAACTCAAGCATCTGATAGGGGTTAGTAAAGGAGGAGGCATCAAGCGTTCCTACCCTTACTTCAGATGAATAAGAAAAGTCTTCTACATACTCCTTATTTCCATTAATCGATGCAAAAGTCATCCCGTCTTTACCATAAACATAAAGCCTGGTAATAAGGCTTCTTGTATCTACGACTCGCTCTATACTTTTCATATTCTTTTTATATGAAAATAGTGCTCCGCTATCAGTCCCACCAAAGGTCAAAAGGTGGACGAGGCGATTAGCACTATCAAAAATTAAATCACCACCATGAATATTTTGAGTAGCCCTAAGGATAGATAAAGCATTCTTTTCTGTAGATTGCCAAGTTCTCTTTGTAGTTACCGTGACATTTCCTACTGACCAGCCTGTTCCAAGTAAGGCATAATTCATAGGAGCATCAGGAGTTTCAGCAATAAAGTCTCTTGCTTCTTTTTCTGTACTAAATGATAAATCATAAAAGGCGGCTTCTGCATAAACAATAGTTACTACTTTGCCATCAGAACTCTTTTCATCTTTTATAGTCCTTATACGATAGACATCATTTACAATTTGAACTTGCTTTTCATTATCTAATGTTTCCCTTTTAGGGTCATGGAAGGGAAGTTTAAATTCTAAAATATCAGCACCGTTTACTTCACTTGTAACTAAAATATCAAAAGCATTATCAAGTACCGATTCCCATGCTCCATCAGAATTTAATACTACTGGCCTTGCAAAACCTAATTTTTCATAAGGTGGTCTTGGGATATCATGAAGCTGTATTTCTAAAAGTTTAGGAGTCTTACTTGAATCCTGTGTTGTTAATGTGATCCTGTAACGAATATAAGCTTTATTTGGTGATTGCAACTCACCACTTGAACCAATGGTCTGCCATGCAGTCCAG